AAAAGCTGCACCTCATGTATCTCGATGAGGCTGGCAAGTGGGAGAAGCCTACAGATATTAGGGACGCTTGGCGTATTCAGCGTACGTGCCTTATTGTGGGTAGGAAGATTGTGGGGAAGGCTCTGGTGGGTAGTACTGTAAACCCTATGGACAAGGGGGGCAAGGAGTACAAAGATCTATGGGCAGACTCTAACCCTAGCGAGCGCAACGCCAACGGAAGGACCAGAAGTGGACTATATAGGATTTTCATTCCAGCATTTCACTCTTTAGAGGGGTTCTTTGATAAGTTCGGTGGTCCTGTAGTAGAAGATCCTGATGAGCCTATCGAGGGGTTGGATGGTGAGCAGGTATATATTGGAGCGCGCTCTTACCTAAAGAATGAAAGAGAAAGCCTTAAGCACGACCCCAGTGAGCTCAACGAAGTTACGCGCCAGTTTCCTTTTACAGAGGACGAGGCTTTCAGAGACAGTGTCGACGGGAGCTTGTTTAACGTAGGCCAGATCTACGAGCAAATACAGTACAACGACGAGCTGTTCCCCAACCCCGTTGTTACTGGCAACTTCGTCTGGAGGAATGGGGAGAAGGACACAGAGGTTGTCTTTAAGCCCGACCACACAGGCAGGTTTAAGGTGGCGTGGATGCCACCCAAAGAGATGCAAAACCGCATCAAAGAAGAACGAGGAAAACGAGTAGCACCTAATGCAGAGCTGGGGGTAGGCGGGGTTGACTCTTACGACCTTGACGCCACCGTCGACGGACGCGGTTCTAAGGGAGCGCTACACCTATACAACAAGTTCCATATGGAGCATCCATCGAACATGTTTGTAGTGGAGTATGCGTCCCGCCCGCCTTTAGCTAAAATCTTCTACGAGGATGTACTTATGGCTGCTGTGTTTTACGGGTACCCCATCTTAATTGAAAACAACAAGTACGGTATTGCAAGATACTTTGAGTCAAGGGGTTACGACGGATACCTTATGAACAGACCTGCTCACCTCTCTGCCCCCAACTCTAAGGCGAACGTAAAGACAAAAGGTATACCTTCAAACTCTCAGGACGTTATTCAAGCTCACGCCCATGCTATTGAGGCTTACATCCACGAGCACGTAGGCATCAACAGGGATACAGGTGAGTATGGGAAGATGTATTTCAATAGAACTCTTGAGGACTGGATAGGCTTTAAGATCGACAACAGAACGAAGTTTGACCTTTCAATTAGTTCGGGTTTATGCCTTCTTGCTGCACAAAAAGAAAAGATTAAAAAGAAGGAGTCTAACCTATCTGAGGCCAAGTTCTTTAGGCGATACAAGCCGATCGGCTAATTTGTTATATTTGCAGAAAATGCGCCCCTTGTAATGCAGTCAACGAACTCAAAAGGATCGAGCAACTTTCCAGACCCTCTAGCCCGACAAGAAGAGAAAAACTCTCCTGCATACGGCAAGCAATACGCTAAGGCTATTGAGCGTCAATGGGGTAGCTTGAGTGACAATTCTTCTCTGCTCAGAGAGCGGAATAAAGCTTTTGATAGAAACCGAGAGTACGCAAACGGAACTCAAGATACAACTATCTACAAGCAGATACTTACAAACCTCGACCCCAACAACGCTGACGGGAGCTTGGTGAACATAGACTATACACCTGTACCAATTCTACCGAAGTTTGCAAAGATCGTCGCCAACAAGATTCTGTCAAGAGATCCGTATCCGAACCTTGAGGCGATTGATCCACTCTCTACTTCAGACAAGCAGAAGCAAAAAAACAGGATAAAAAATCAGGTTCTGCTTCGCGACCAGCTCATGCAGCTTAAAGAGGCTACGGGTGGCGGCGTCATTGGTGACGATCCAGAGAAGTTGCCAGAGACTCTCGAGGAGGCGGAAATCTTGATGGACACAAACGTGAAGACCGATGCAGAGATTGCTGCTCAGATCGGGACAAACCTCACGCTGTCTTGGAACAACTTCAACGATAACATTTTTAGACGTGTCGTCAACGACTTGGTTGCCTGCGGTATGGCCGTCGTCAAGAGAAGCAATGATCCTAACTACGGCATTAAAGAAGAGTATGTAGACCCGATGCGGTTTATCCATAGCTACACGGAAGACCCGTCAATGGATGACCTCACGTATGCTGGACACATAAAATCGGTTACTATCTCTGAGCTCAAGAGGATTGCGGGCCATGAGTTGTCTGAAGAAGACTTCAAGCAGATAGCCAAGAAGAGCGGGTATAGCTCCTCTAAGCTGAAGGACGAAAAGTACGATCAGTCTGCAGGGAGGATTGTATATGGGTATGACGAGCATATGGTTGACATCTTGGACTTCGAGTTCTTGTCTGTTGACTGCATGTACTTTGAGGATAAGGAGAACAGATACGGTAATAGAAACTTCTTCTATCAGGGCTTTGAATACAAGGAGAAGAAAAACTCTGTGTTTGAAAGAAGCCCTTCTAAGATGGAGATTGCCACCGTCTACGGAGGGTGCTATGTGATGGGTTGCGACATGCTGTTTAACTACGGCATGAAGACAAACATCCCACGCAACGTCCACGACCTTTCTCGTGCCCGACTGTCTTACTCTTCTATAGCTACGAACATTCGCAGGATGATGCCCAAGTCTTTGATTGACGGGTGCATCGGCTTTGCGGACATGCTGCAAATCACCCACCTAAAGCTTCAGCAAGCTATCGCTAAGGCCAAACCCGATGGGTTGATCATTGATATCGAAGGTCTAGAGAACGTACAGCTCGGCAAGGGTGGCGACCTGCAGCCCTTGGAGCTTCACGACATCTATGAGCAGACGGGTGTCTTCTACTACAGAAGCAAGAACCCTGAGGGTGGATTCCAAAATCCTCCCGTCAGAACTATTGACAACCACATCAGAAACATCAACGAGCTGGTGTCTTTGTACAACCACTATCTCCGCATGATCCGTGACGCTACGGGTATCAACGAGATGATGGACGGCACTACACCTAAGGGTGAAACTCTTGTTGGCGTTCAGCAGAACGCTATCGCGGCTGGCAACAACGCTATCTACGATATCACTCACTCTGCTATGGTTCTGTACAAGAAGGTGTGTGAGGATATTGTCAAGTGCTTGCAGATCCTTCCGCCTAGCTCCGTTATCTACGAAGCGTATAAGAACGCTATCGGGACAGCCAACATGGAGGTTCTTAGCTCTTTCTCCAATCTTCCTATGTACAACTTTGGGGTCAAGGTTGTCAAAGAGATGGAGGATAAGGACCGTATGTACCTTGAGCAAAACATACAGATGTCCATTGCTCAAAAGGAGCTCGACATCGAAGACGCTATTGCTATCCGCAACATGAAGGATGTAAACCAAGCGGAGCGCCTTCTTATCGTTCGTAGGGCTAAGCGCATGAAGCGCATACAAGATCAAGCTATGCAGAACTCACAGATGCAGGCTCAGATCCAACAGCAGTCTGCTATGCAGGCAGCACAGATAAAGCAACAAGAATCTCAGATGCAAGCGCAGATCGATGTGCAGATGATGCAGGTGAAAAATCAATTTGAGATCCAGAAGCTTCAGCTGGAGCACGAGATGCGTAAAGAGATTGAGCTTATCAGAGCTCAGGCTACGCTTGGATTTAGAACTGAGGAGCAGGAGTTCAAAGAGAAGCTTGAGGTCTTGAAGGAGGACAGAAAAGACAACCGCGTAAAGAAACAGGCTGTAGAGCAGTCTAAACTTATCTCTCAGCGTAAGGGCGACAGAGCTGAGCTTATGGAGGAATCTTCACCAATCAAAATCGTAAACAGCTTCGGTAATGGCCAGTAAGGTAAACCTTGATGAGTCTACACGGCTCGACATCACATGTAAGCGTGGAGATACATTCTCCCTGACGGTCACGCTGAAAGATTCTGCAGGCGTTGCTTTGCCGTTGGATACCGACAACTACCGATTCATCGTTCAGGTGCGCGAGAACCTTCTGCCCAATGAGGCTGGCAAGGGGAACCTGATCTTAGGTACGTCTAATGTCGGTGTTAAGGCTACAAACAACTTTGAGCCTGTAACAGTAGATGACAGTGGTAATGCCACCATTCAGGCTTCTGCTTTGACTATGCGGTCGATTGCTTCTGGCAAATACTCCTATGACATCCAATACATTAAGCCTAGCACAACTGGTGGGCTTGATATTCACAAGACCATCCTTTTTGGTTCATTTGTGGTGAACGAGGATATTTCTGAAGCTATCGAAGGATAATGAGCGACATTACAGTAAAAGTCCAAGACTCTACTTCTGTAGACGTTAATGTTTCTGCTGGTACGGCAGTAACGGTAAGCAGTGTTTCTACGGGCAGTGTTGGTGTCACCTCCAAGGGAGCTAAGGGGGATACTGGTGAGGCTGGACCGCAGGGGCCTCAAGGCCCTGCTGGGGACGGCTTCGCCTCTGGTGGATCAGAAAACCAGTTTATACAGAAGAACAGCGCTGTTGACTACGATACGAAGTGGAGTGCGTATACGCTCCCAGCTGCTGACGGAGCTGACAGGCAAGTTCTTATGACTGACGGTGCTGGAACCGTTTCCTTTGCTTATCCTCAGACCATTGCAGAAAACGTAAAGAACGTATCTGGAGGGCCACTTTCTAAGGGCACCCCAGTTCACGTTACTGGTAGCGTAGGCAACCTTGCTGAGGTTATTGCGGCGGATGCAGCTACTAACTACCCAGCCCACTTCGTACTTGACGAAGATCTTGCTGACGAAGGCGAGGGTAAGGGTATTGCGCTTGGGTTCATCAATAACGTAGATGTCCCTGACGCTTCTATCTACACGGAAGGTCAGACAGTGTATCTAGGTGCTGCTGGAGGGTGGGTGACATCAAAGCCTACTGGTGCCAGCAACGCTATCCAGAACCTTGGTATTATCATCAAGGTAAATACTAGTGGTAATAAGATTTCTGGGATTATTATGGGTGCTGGGAGGGCTAATGACGTCCCGAACATCGCTACTGGTAACATCTGGGCTGGAAATTCAAGTGGAGTTGCTACCGCTACAGATACAGCTTACATTGATATTGCTAACAGCAGAGTAGGCATTGGTACTACTAGTCCTTCTGAAAAACTTGAAGTTAATGGAGCTGTAAAAATAACAAATGTTGGAGCAGCTCAGTTAATACTTAGAGGAGATAGCAACAACGTAGGTGATACAGGTGAAGTAGATGGTATTATAGATTTTCTTCACGATGATGGATTATTCGGATATAGATTAAACACAGAAAACCACTCAGGTAAAAGTGCTTTAAACATTCAAGAACATATAAATGGTTCTCGTGTAAGTAGACTTTATATAAATAATGATGGTAATGTAGGTATTGGCACTATTACTCCTCAAGCTCTCCTACAGGTTGGGTCAGTAACAAGTTCTGTATACAGTTTAACAGCTGGTAACGCAGATATTATTGCAGTAAACAAAGATATTTCAGATACACAGATGGGTACGCTTAACGTAACATCTAAATCTAAAAGGTCTTCTTCTCCGTTTAACCAAGGTTACGGTCCATCAATCACATTTACACAAAATGGGTCAGGGTATGTAGATGGATATGAAAAAGTTATAGGCGGTATAAAAACTGAAATTAAAAACGCAACAAACTTGAATTTTGCGAGTTTAATGCAGTTTTACACTCACAATAACTCATCGCTTTCCGTTGGGATGACTATTGATGGTTCAGCAGGCAACGTTGGTATTGGTACTACATCACCGACATTTGCAAATGGTTCAGGGTTAGAAATAGAAAGAGCAGGTATAGCAACCTTAAGGTTGCAAGACACCACTAACGTAGCAAATGTTGAGTTGCAATCAGGAGAATCTGGTTTGCACGTAAGAGTAGGTGCAAATGGCTCAAGTGGCAATTTATTTAATGTATCTAGTGCTGGAACATCGAGACTATTAATCGACATTTCTGGCAACGTTGGTATTGGTACTACTAGCCCTGATACAGAATTACACATAGCTGACAACAACCCATTCTTAACCTTAAGGGGGTCAAATGCTTCTTATTCTAATGCAGGCATACAATTAATATCTGGATATGCTAGTAATCAGAGGGCATTAGGTGTATTCCATTATATAGAAGACTCTGATGTAGAATGGTTTGCAGGACTCCCTTATAGTAGTAATGACGCTTATGTAATTAATAGAAACGCCAACTATACCGTACCTTCTAGCCAATCAAGTCCACGAGGAAAAGGCGCGTCTGAGGGAAGATTATTGACTATTAATTCCTCTGGCAATGTAGGTATTGGTACTACTAGTCCATCAGAGAAGCTATACGTAGTAGGTAATATATACTCATCAGGTAATATAACAGCTAATGGTAATATAAATGCTACATCTTACCTACAGACCTATGGAATATTCTACCACCGTTCAAATTTCTATGTTCTCAATAAAGCAGCAAACAGTTGGTTAACATGGGTAACTAGAAGTACATCAGAAGCTGAAACCACAATACAGCTAGACTACGTAAGGTCTATTAACGCAAGTAACGGCGGCAACGTAGGTATTGGTACTACGAGTCCGAGTGCTAAGCTAGACGTATCGGGAGAAATCCAAACAACTTCTGGCGGTTCTTTCGGAACAGACGGAACAACGGCGTCTATCTTTATGAACACCACTGCCAATAGAGGTCTTTCAGGTAGATTTAGTACATACGCTAGAAACTTAATCAAGTCGGATGGAAGTGCTACAATAGAGATAGGTGAAAACTCTAGCCTTATTAGCCTTATTAAACTTACTGCGGGTAGTTCAGGTGTAAATGGAGTTGTATCTTTTCTCACTAAAAACTTAGAGAGAATGCGTGTTGCCCCCGATGGCAACGTTGGTATCGGGACCACTTCACCTTCTTACAATCTAGATGTACAGGGTGCAACAAACGGAATAATCAGAGCATATGGTGGAACCATAGGCCGTTTAAGCTTACAGAATAGTACAAGGCACTATAGCACCTCTGTTCAAGGTAGTAACTGGTTATTTTACGATGAAACAGGTGGAGCAGAGAGACTACGAATCACCTCAGCAGGCAACGTCGGTATCGGGACTACTAGTCCATCAAGTAAATTACATATAGAAACAAATGATTCCATTGCGGCAAGGATAATAGGTGCGAACGCTTCTTCATATACATCAATGCTTATTGGTAATACAGCCACAGGTGCTGCAACATTATGGCTTGATGCTGCAAATGGAGATTTATCTGGTTCTGATTATACTGCAATAAGACAAAACAATGATTTGACACTAGAATTGTTTTGTTCGCCATTAGCTGGGGATTTAATAATGACACTCGGCGGAACGGAAAGAATGCGTGTCAAGACAGATGGCAACGTAGGTATCGGTACTACTAGTCCTGCCTCAACGCTAGATGTTAATGGAGCTATAACTCTTAGTGGCGATATTGAACATACTATACAAAGACTCACAACTTCAAACATTACCTCCGCATCTACGCACGTAACAGAAATTAAAGGTAGACAGATAGACCTTTATGCATATGATGACATATGGTTAAGAGCAGGATCTACTGATAATATAGGGTTTGAAGCGGGTGGTTTTACGAGGATGTACATCAATAGTGACGGCAACGTAGGTATTGGTACGAGTAGTCCTTTATATCCATT